AGTAATTTGTTCTGCACTAGATGTTCCATATTTTAAATGTTGTAAGTTTTGAGCTTCAATTTGTTGTACAATTATTAATTCACTACCAGCACTTAAAGAAGCATTAGCAGCTATACAGTCCCATTTATGACTATTAGAAAAACCTTGTCCAGTTGGAACATTGGTATCTTGACTTACAGTCCATGTACCAGCAGTTCCCACAGAACTTCCCCATCTATCCACAGTTGTATATCCACTAGCAGTTACGCTACTAGAACTCGTTCCCCTCTGTGCAATCCTCATATCACCATTGATGATAAGGTTACGAACACCAAGAGCATTCTGTGTTGCTAGTGTCTGTGTGGTTGCTGGTAATGTTAATGTATTTGATCCAGCTACACTAGGTGCTGATATGCTAATACTTCCTGATGTATCGCCTTGTAAATTTATACTAGCCATTATTATGACTCCTGTTCTTTTTCTGATTCTGTTCTAGTGTCAGGTGTCCATGTGACTGGAGCATCTGGTAATTCTTTTACTTCACCTGTTTGTAGATTGATTTCTTTTCTCATAATTTTACTCGTATAAAATGTTAATTTTAGCACCACTGTTAAATGTATAAGTACCATTGTCAGTCGTAAATCTTAATTGAGTGAGTGTGCCAGAGATGTCAGCATCGCCCCCACCAGCAAGAGCAGTACTATTACCATCTCTACTACCATTTGTTTGATATACCCATAATCCACTATCTAACAATGCTAATGTAGCAAGTCCATAATAATTTGATGTTGATCCAGTATTTGATAGTATTAATCCAGCAGTACTAGCACTACGAGACATAGCATCACTAGTAGTTATTTGCATAATATCACCTTGATAACCACTTGTTACAAAACCACTAGATGTTCCTAGTTGAACTATAAATTTATCAGCAGTGCTAGTTGAAATCGTGCTAAAACAAATAGTAATTTTCTTTACCCAAGAAGGTATGCCTGTAAAATCAAAAGATGTTTCACTGCCTGTTGCTGTTACTGTTGTGCCTGATGTAAGTGGATAAATTGCACCAGTGCTATCAGATACTGTCTTACCACTTGCCATTGTAATACCACTACTATTGACTGTAGCAATATCTGTACCAGCACTCTGTAGTTTTATCTCACCAGATGTGTCAGAGGTAAACTTTAATCCGTCTGATGTATCTGCGTTAATTATAGTCGACATATAATTTCCTTATAATACCACCCATTTTGATCCCGACGGCACTGTCACCGTTGCCCCCGAATTAATTGTAATAGGCCCTACACTCATTGCACTTTTTCCTGTAGATAGGGTGTAACTTGTTGTTACTATTAATTCATTTTCTTGAAAGACTTCATCAGTACCGCCACCTGTGGCTCCTCCGCCAATACTTCCCCAAGTAGTAGTATACCCTTCAAACTTTGTATTGTCACTATTATACCTTATCATACCAGCTAGTGGAGTGCCTGGTCTTTCAGCTGTTGTACCATTTGGTAATCTTACACTTGCTGTGGTTGAGAAAGTTAATGTTGCCGGTGTTGTTAAAGTTCCACCAGAGATTGTGATTCCTGTAAATGTACCCGCCGCCGCCGCTGTACCACCGATTGCTGGAGGCGAAGCTAAATAGTCACTAAATGCAGTTCCTGCTAAACTTCCACTTGCTGTTAGATTGGTAAAGGTAGCTGCTGCTGCAGAACTAGCACCAATAGTAGTACCATCTATGTTTCCTCCGTTAATATCAGCGCCTGATGTGGATAATGAAACTAAATCTGTAATTACACTAACTACATTGGTTGCATCGTTATAAACTAATGTGCTTTTACCAGCTGGAACAGCAATACCTGTGCCAGAACTATTTTTAACTGTAACAGTATCGGCAAGTCCATTATTAATAATATAGAATTTTTCAATAGCAGGGACAATTAAGTTACGAGCGCCACCAGAAGTGCCTGTTAAGTTTAATCTTAAATTACGAGCTGATTGAGTTGTGTTAGTATCAGTTAGAGTTAAAGTAACGTCGGCACTAGAAAAACTAACATCAGCAGAACCGGTAATAGCTTCTTCAATTGCTGTACCTAAGTTAGTATTGGTCGTTGTACCCCATGCACCTGATTGGTCACCTGTACCAATTAACTCAATTTTTAAATCTGAATATGTACTTGCCATAATTTATCCTTGATTTTATGCTATTTTAACTCGATTGTCCTTCCATTGGAATACTTGTAGCATATACTTTAGTGTGACGTTTTTCGTTCCAAGCTTCACCACAGTCAGAGCATGTGCCTGAACTATATTCTTCAGCGTCTACTTTCATACCACAATTTGAACATTCAAGTTCTACTTCGTAAGCACATTCTACTGTGCCATCTTCTTTTTTATTTGCTTCTATTTTTATCATGCTGCTATCTCCGTCCAGTTAGGCGATTGTGTTGTTGTTACATCTGTCCAGTTAGGCGATTGTGTTGTTGTTACATCTGTCCAGTTTGGTGTTTGATTAGTATCTATTTCACCCCATACAAGAGTAAATACATTAGTTTGTCCTTGTGCTTCTACTCCTGTTACATTTACAGTAGTTCCTGAACCTTCTACTACTGTTACATTACCTAAACCACTTCGTAGTCTTGGTGTTAAAGATATAGGAACATTTGCGTCCCCTGTAACAGTTGCACTTCCTAATCCTGTTGTACCTTGTACACCTGTAACACTTACATTTGCACCTGCGGTGATTGTTACATCACCTACTGTTGTAGTGCCTGCTTCACCTGTAACACTTACATTTGCGTCCCCTGTAACAGTTGCACTTCCTAATCCTGTTGTACCTGCTACTCCTGTAACACTTACATTTGCATCTGCAGTGATTGTTACATCACCTACTGTTGTAGTGCCTGCTTCACCTGTAACACTTACATTTGCATCACCTGTTGCGTCAGCTGTACCTAGTGCTGTTGTACCTGCTACTCCTGTAACACTTACATTTGCATCTGCGGTGATTGTTACATCACCTATATTACCTGTTGCATTTACTCCTGTTGGGAATACATTTGCATCTGCAACAACAGTTTCGTTCCCTAGTCCAGTAGTTCCTTGTACACCCGTAACAGCTACGGAAACACTTATGTTCCCTAACGCCGAAAAGGCGGAGGTGGCTAAAGGGCTATCGGAAAACATTTACAGTACTACCCAGCGTTGCCCTGACGGTACTGTTACTGTAACCCCACTACTAATAGTAATTGGTCCTACACTCATTCCATTATATCCTGTAGGAAAAGTATAATTAGCACCAACGGTCTCATTGTTTGTAACTATACCATTTGATGCCTCTAGTTCTGTGCCTCGTACAACTCCAGAAACTGTAACATCCCCATTTGCATCTCCGTATACTGCTTTACCTGCTGGATACACAACAAATACATCTTTAGTTCCTGCAGAAAAATTAACTGCACTTCCTGAATTAGAGGACGCAAGAATAGTATCACGAGATAAAGTCGTACCTGATGCAGTATATGTACCAAGACCTACTTCCCACTCATCACTTGTACTTAACTGAATGGTGTAATACGTTGTATTACCATCGCCAATAGCAGAGAAAGCTTGATAGTCAGTCACTGCTCCAGCTAGTGTTAAAGTGCCTGTACCTGTCGTGGTAGTAGTTTCTTTTACCCTGTCTTTAACAACAAGAGCCATATTAGCCTCCTATTAGGCTATTCTAATAATAGCGTTAGAAGCGTCAGCTGTAGGGAATACTACAGTAAAGTCACCTGCTGTTGATGTTTTGTCTGCACCAAAGTCTAATACTGCTACAGATTTGTTTGATTGTGTTGAATTATAAATCAACGCACCACGTGCTGTAATAGTAGAAGATGTCCATGTTTCATCATCAAAGTCTAAGTACGCTGTTGTACCTGATGATGTAGGAGCAACTGCAGTAAGTGCTTGACCACCAGCAGAATATCCAGTACCTGATACTTCGTTAGTAGCTGTGTAAGCTGTTGTTGTCGCACCTAAAGTAGCTGATGATGTGTATAAAGCCATGTACATAGTGTCAGCAGTTGTACCTGCACGAGCGACTGTAGTACCAAAAGCGTGAATACCATTCAATAAGTCCACTTTAAATGACGTACACATTGCTTGAGTAATTGCCATTTTATATCTCCAAAATTTTAATTAAATCTGAATGTCCTGCTTCACGCAGTTTATTCGCTATTGTTGTATGATTAGACTTAATAGCCTTTTTCATATATTGCACTAGAACTTGTCTAATGTGATTTTTGTACACTTCTGCTTGCTCACGTATTAACGGATTAGCATCTTGAGCTACATAAATTATTTTTGCTAACGCCATTTCCGCTATCTGTTCAGGTGAATGACCCTGGTTTGCTTTTGAAGTAATTACATCAAACTGTAAATCACCAAAGTTCATTTCTTTCATTACTTAACTGCTATCCTTTCTTGCCCACTTCTGTAAGCATCTCTCCTATTTTTACCTTCTCCTAAGTTCTGAAGAAGTCCCATAGCTTCGTTATATTTTTGAGCATATACTGTAAGTACATCACCCTCTTCTTTCATAAACGCAGCTGCTTCCAACAACGCTCCATAGAATAGAGCAGTATCAAAGTTATCACCCAACCAAGTGTTGCTAGCTGTAACAATAGACTCAGGGTAATAATAGTAATGAAGCTCAGAGTTATAATTAGCATCTGGTGTAGGACCAAGCAACATTGTTGTATCATCGAATATAGCATAATATTGTGGCTGTCCATAAAACCCTGAATCAGTATCAGGGAATGATTCTCTAATAAAGTTTACATCTTTGTTTAATAAGTATGTGTATTCATTATCAGCGTTAATTACAGCAATACTAAATGTAGATAACCAATCACTAGGTAAACTAAAATATTTATTACCACTTGTCATGTTACCTGTAACATTTTTACGTAAGTCGGGCAATTGAACTGAATTATATATACGTTGTTCAGCCTGTTGTATAAATGTATTTACGTCAGTTGTACTATACTGGTTCTCAGTATAAGACTGTATCGCTGCTACTAATTCTGCGTAAGTCATTCTTTATCCTTATGCCATTGGGCCGCGTGCTTTTGTACCTTTTGTTGCTGCACCGTTACCGCGTGTTACTACACCTTCAGTCTTAACATCTTTTGACGGATATCCAGCTGTGTTAGGCACTGCAACCATCTCTGGTTGTTTATATGTAGTATTGCAGCCTTTTCTATCTTTGTTCATATTATACTCCTAAGTTGTTGTTACAGTAACCGTGCCAACCCCGCCGGTACCTTCCAAATCATCTTCTACGTCTGGTAATGCAAGTGGATTATTAAGTCCAACAGGATTCCAACCATACTGATAATCTCTTTGTATCTCCAAGTTTTTATCTGGTCTTGGGTCTTCTACTGCCTGTGGGTCATCAACAGGATACATACCTTGCATGTTCTGTGGATGGTCTGGTTCCCAACACTCTTTGCAGACTTTAATATTTGTTTCTGTAGTCTTTATAAATAAGTCTTTTAGTTCTTTTAACTTATACCTAAAACCACATCTATCACATTCTGCTATGGCATGTTTACCAGACGTATACTTTCGTCCCATAGCTTATCCTTATAAATACTGCCGACGGGGTGCAAGTCTTAAATCGGCTTTTTCTCTATCTTCAGTTGAAGCTAATAACCACTGTTCTTCATATTCTTGTTTTAGCATTTGAGTTCTCATATCAGCACCTGGTAGTTTCATACTTAAATAAAAAGCTAATCCTGCTACTAAACAAGGTAAAAATCTAAACGGTATGTCTTGAGTATTAACGCCGTTCCCTGCGTCCTCAATACGCTTCAATCTCCAATAGACAAATGTGTAATTATTGTTATCTGGTGCAGGCCATACATTAATTTGTGGTTGACTTGCTTGTCTATTTATCCAAACTTGTATTGGTCGACCTGTTGCATTTTTGTTTGGTATTGTTCCCCATGTAGGAGCAGAGATTCTAGTAATGTTAATGTCTTGTTGATTCTGTCCTGTACCTGTTCTTACTACTTGTTCTATTAAGTCAATGGTATCCGCAGGTAGATTATAATTGTTTGTACCTGAAGTTAGTGTCACTGAACCCTCATCAATAGTCCATAGGTTAACGCCTCGGTTAGCCCATTCTGCAGTAAGTAAGTTTAGACTACGTCTTGCAGTTCTTAAATCATAACCTGTACGTAGTTCAGCACCGCATCGCTCGAACGCTTCTTCGACTATATTATTTAAGTCTAAATTAAATGTTGCTGTTCCTGATGTAGCCATTTATTTCTTCCTTCTACGTTTTAGTGGAGCAACTCTTCTCGGTTTACCTGCTGGTTGCCCTAAACTTTTCTTCTGAGCTATTCTAGACTTCTTCTCAGCTGCAGTCATTTCTCCTGATGTCTTAGGAGTTTTACTTGATACACGTTTGCTAGGTCTACAGTAAGGAGTTCCACGTGATTCTCCTTTCTTTCTGCCACATGCTTTACCGGTTCTAACATCTTTCCATTCTTCTTTGAACCAGCGTTTTAGTGCGGCACCTTTAGCTGTCTTTCGGACTGCCATTATTTTTTACCCGCTTTCTTTTTCCTACATTTAGCGATAGCACCTGATGCGTATGCACTAGGAAATACTTTGTAGCTTGCTTTTACTTTGTGGTAGCATGCGTCTTTCACACTACCACCTTTTTTCATTTTTTTAGGTTTAGTTGGATCATATCCTCTAGTACCTAGTACTGTTTTAGGGGTTGTTTTTTTGACCGTTCCCCCACGCACTTTCTTTTTTGGCTGAAGTTCAATATTTTGTCTATCTGCTTCATCCTTTATCATCTTGTAAGGAACAGCGGCGGCTGAAGTAGAACCCGCTAGTATTGCTGCATCTCTTGCTGTCCTACGTTTATCCGCAGCTCGAACGGCATCCTGATCTTTTTTAGATATACGTTTTCTTTTACGGTCTCTTTCTGCTTCAGCTGCTTTACGCGCTTTTCTAGCCGCTAGTTTTGATTTAGCTGTTTTGTAAGCTTTACTAAGTAGACCACCTTTATTCAAAGCAACCGGTTTCATTGCTTTCCCCATGCCACGACATTTCATCATATGAGTTTTCCTCTAGTTTTGCCTCGTACTGCACAGCCATCTTTACAATAAACTTTACCACCTTTTTTCAGCATGCCACCTTTTTTAAAGCCCATAGCTTTCTGAGCCATACGTTGTTGGTTTCTAGCAGCTGCCATACGATCAAACTTCTCTTTTTCTTTTGTTTCTGGTTTCTTCGGAGTGTAGTCTGGTCGAGGAGCGTTAGACTTATTAGGATTAGACTTGTAGTAAGTTTGCTCTTTTTTAGGCGCATTTACTGTTTTCTTAGGTTTATTGACGGCACTCATGTTAGGGCCCTTGTTAGTCTGAGTCGGTTTGTATCCTGATGAACCTGGAGCTCTTTGTGGGTTAGGCTTGTTGTTAGATTTACTAGACTTCGATCTGCCTGCCATATATCCTACACCAGCACCTACGCCTACTGTTCCAGCCAATGTTCTTTTAGCTTTTTTAAAATCAATTGTTGCAGGTTTAACTGTAGACTTCTTCGGTGTAACCTTGGGTGTAGTTTTCTTCGGTGTAGTTTTTTTACTACCCTTAGTCATACTTTGAAGTTTCTTTTTACCAGCCTTGTAAATTGTTTCTAATAATTTTTTTGCCATAATGATCTCCTAAACCATCCGTCCTTTAGTTTTACCTCGTTTAGCACAGCCATCAGCTCGTTTAGAGCAAGAGGAAACTTTGCCACCTTTTTTCATTTGTTTTACTTTACCACCTTTTTTCATTCCCCCCAAGTTAGCCCTACCTTGAGGACCGCCAAGCGCTTTCATTGCTCCTGGAACGCCTCCTAATCTAGATCTTTGAGGCACGGCTTGTGCTTGTTCTGCAGCTTGTCGTTTTAACATTTCAATTTGCCGATCAAGTTTTTCTATTTCAGCTTGAGTATTACCTGCAGCCATTCCGCCTGCTTGCATTTTTTTTACTTTACCACCTTTTTTGTACTTACCTCCCAAGTATTTCACTCGGTCTTCGTAAGTCATGTAAGGATTCTCTAATGCAATATCTTTTTCTAACTCGTTAATTCTGGCTTCTTTTTCCTGTAGAGATTTACGAGCAGGTCGATCTACCGTTTCCTTTAATTTTTTCTTAAGCTTTCTTCTATAAGCAAGAGATTCGTTTCTTGCTTTCTTTGCAATTTCTTTTGCGGCTTTCGCCACTGCACTTAATTTACCCATAATTACACCATCCGTCCTTTAGTTTTACCTCGTACACAGATACCGTCGCGTTTACACTTAACAGATCCACCTTTTTTATAATTATTCTTAGTCATACCCATACCAATCTTACCACCTTTTTTCTTTTCCTTAAGCATATTTCCACTCATAGGTCCTGGTTCTTTAACTACTCCAACCATTGGGTCCTTAGACTTCATAGATTTCATAGGTTTAGATTCTTCTCTAGGTCCGAACGTTTCCATATCTTTAGTAAGAATTTTTTTCATGCGTTCTTCTTTAGCCATGTCCTTAATACGCTTTTTTTCGTCTTCAGGTTTAATTACTTTTTTCTTTTTTTCATCGCCCATTATTTTCTCCTTTTGGACTTTGGTTTCTTTGTAAATTCTTTACCTACTTTTGTAGGTACACCTACCTTCTTTGCAAACTTTTTATTCTTTGCTACCGCTTTCATAAACTGATACTGTTTTTTACTTTTTGCTGGCATTATTTACCCATCCACCAAGTAACAACAGATCCTACTATAACTCCAATAAAACCAAAAAACCACATCGCTACAGCTTTACCGCCTCTGATTTCTGCTAATGTTTCTTTAATGTCATCTACCGACTTGTCCATCTTGTCAACTTTAGCTATGATATGATCTATATCTTTCTTCATGTGTTCAATCTCTGCCGAGTGAACAGCTACTGTTTCTTGCATCTTTTCCATGTTAACACTTCCACCTACGTCTTGCTTGACGTAATCTTGAGTTAGGGTCTTTAGCTGCCTTTGGAAACTGCTTCATCTGTCCTGCAGACCTAGCACAAAATGACTTACGTCGTTTTGCATCTTTAGACCCAGGTTTGACTTTACCCGTAACCGCTGTTTTTAATTTAGAACCTGGGTTGGCTTTGCGATAGGCTGCAACACCTTTCTTAGTCATACCCGCACCCTGCTTGGTCGGACGAAAGTTGCCCGACTTTACAGAAGTTTTAATACCCATTCCTTTTTTCTTAGTCGTTGCCATTATTAACTATGGAAGATAGTCACAGATGTGACATTAGTTAATGTGCAGTAAACTTCATCGCTGAATAGAATACCATCGCCTGGGATTACTACGTCATGTCCACCAATACCTGCAGGTGTTACGACTGTTAGTAATGTTGCACCAGTTGAGCCATTTTTTAAAACGATAGAGCCCGCAGTTGCTGCTGAAACATAGTTAATGCTTCTAACACGAGCTCTATGGTTAATAGCTGTATCAGGAGAATCTGCGGCAACAAAGTTGGTTGCTTTTACGTCAGATTGCATATTTATCTCCTATTAAGCAGATGCTGTAGCGCCGGTATCAACGCGGATCCAGTTAGAACCGTCAGAAAATACTAAGTTGCCTGTACCGTTACCTGCTGTTTCAGATGCTTTTAATGCGTTAGAACAAAAGATTACTTGACCTGTGCTGTCTGAAGCTGTTGGTAAGTTAGCAAATGCGATTGCTGTAGATGTGAACCCGTTGTTAGATACAACTGGGCCTGTAAAGGTTGTTGTTGCCATTAGTGTTTCTCCATACAAAGTTAAGCTTATCCGTCGTGTATGCGTCTGCTGGGGCAGTCTGATAAGCTGGTTGTTCCCAGATAATAAGATAATACATCACTTATTAGTATTATACAACAAAAAAGGACACTAGGCCCTTTAATGTTGGTGCTTTTAAAATATTATCCCTTTTAAACGATTCAGGCTGTTTCCTAGCCACCGTACCGAATAGATAATAAGTTTTTAAATTATATACTTACTTGTTACATACGTACATTGTTACTTCAAAACCAAATCTCATTTCTGTTGCTGATGGTGTTGTCCACATAATGTAATCTCCTTAAATTAAATTTCAGCATAGCTGATATATGTATTGTATTGATATTAAAAAGAAAAACTATAAAGAAAACCATGAGTTATAAATAAAAAAAGACCCAGCCGAAACTGGGTCTTAGGAGGAGAGTAGACTCCGCTTAATTAATTAAGCAGCGCCTTGTGAGCCCCACATACCGAGGGGATCTGACCAACCGAATGAATAACGCTCACGAGCTTTGTAACGTACGTTACCTGTGTCGAAGTCGCCGTCCATAGAAGTAGTTAATGCAGTTCTTTCGAAGTGCTTCATACCGTTAGGAACATCGGTTGTTAAGAAGTATGCATCAGTATCTGTTAAGAAGTGATTTACTGCATAGCCTTCTGGAATCGCACCGTTACTACGTAATGCGTTGATATCGTTATCAGCAGTACCAACTCTTAAGTCAGTTTCTAATAAACGAGTAGCCACGAACTGTAATGCTGGTGGGATAATTAGTTTACGTGGTTTAGCAGCAATTAATAAACCTCTTTCATCTGTCCAACCAGCTAACTGAATAACTGCGTTTTCTAATGAAGTTTCGTTTAAGTCAGCAGCAACTGACTGCGTATTGCTGTTTGTACCGCCGTTTACTAATGGGTGATCTGTAGCAAATAATGCTTTAGCGTCACCGCCTGGGTAGTTAGTACCGTCAAAGCCGTTGTTTAAAACGTTAGCAGCTTTAACTTGTTTTGTGTAAGACATAGCACGAGCTAATGCTTTAGTGTAACGAGCAGATAAAGTGTCATACAAGTTATCTTCTACTGCTTCTTCAGTTAATGAGAAGCCTAAAGCGATTGTTTCGTGATTATATCTAGCTGTCCAAGCTTCTTGTGCGTTGTCATACGCAATTGCAGCACCTTCAGCCTTGTTAGGGGCAGCTGCGAAGCCTGATAGTTTTGTTTCTTCTTCGAAACTTCTTTCTGATGATTCTGTTTCGTAGATTTCTTTGTGCTCTTCGCCATAACGCTGGTATTCCATACCGAATAAAGCATTAAGACCTGGGAGCAGTTCTTTTAATAACTGAGCTCTTGAAATTGCCATGGTTTATTCTCCTTAAATACCAGTACCGTTATTGTAACCGTGGTTTACACCGTTGAATTTAACTAACACGTCAGTATAAGCATCGCCTACGCTTGATGTAGTTGAATCAACAAAATCCACGATTCTGAAAGCTGCTTCTGTTTGTACAACAGTTGCGTCTAATGCTACGTTTGAGTTACCTGTAGCTGTATCACCTGTAGAAGTTGACTGTACGTTCGCTAATGGAGCGTTAGCACCAAGAGCTGTTTGAGGAACTGTATCGTCAGCTTGAATTTGGAATACAACATCTGGATCGTCAATTACGTATGCAACTGCGTCAGAAGCTACTGTGCCAGCTGGCCAGTATTGTTTGAATAATTTTTGTTTAGTGTTTGGATCTGTATAAGAACATCCAACGAAAACACCTACAGTACCTGCAGGGAATTTAGAAGCGGATGAACCGATTGTTGTTACTAATTCGATTGTACCTGCCGCTACGATTGATACGACGCTTCCGTTGAAGATGTTAGTATTATATCCAGACGCGATTTTAATTTGACGTGTAGAACCAGCATAAGGCTGACCACCGATCAAATTAACGGCTTTTAAACCGTAAGCTGCGGCTGTTGTTGCCATAATAATATCTCCTTAAAGATTTCGTTTAACCTTTACCAAAAGACTTAGTAGACTTTTTATCTGAGAAGAGTGGCATGCGTGGGTCATTTTCTTTCAAGAAGCTATTATCAACTGCTTGTGCTTGACCTTCTGTTTTCTGTCTATAGTATGCATTTCTCTGATCTACCATTTCTTGTGGCATTTTACAAAGTAACAAACCCCCTACTTCTACAGCATCTTTATATTGGCTGTTAGGGTTTGATGTTAATTTAATTTCTGGGTGTTCTGAATGTTTCACAGGTTCCCAGCCTTCACGCATTTTCGAAGAAGCGTTTCTGGCATCAGCTTCATTAGCAAGCGTGACTCGAATCCAACGATATGCCCAGCCTGGTTGTTTCTTAAATTCTGGGAGCAAAGATGGGGGAGCCCAAGTCTTCGTTCTCATATCTGTTTCTTCACGAGTTACTGCTTCTCTAGTTTTTCTGTTATCCATTTGCGTTCTCCGTTTTTAAAAGTTCTCTTGCATATTGTTCCGGTGTTAACTTAAACTTCTTAGCCAATGCTAATTGTGTCTTAGTCAAACGTACTTTTTTTGGCGCGGTACTACGCGTAGCCGGAGCAACTACATTTGAAGGTTTAGTGCGTTGGGCAGGTTTTTCTTCCTCCAACGATTCAGTTTCCCCAAAGTGTTCTGGGAATGTTTTTCGCATCGCATCATCTATACGACGATAATATGCATCTGTTGACGGCATTATTCCCTCGTGGTTAACGAGTTCATCGTGCAACCCCAAAGCAAACCCCGTCATTGCTCTGTTTTTACCAAACCATGGATTAGCATCCTGCCAAGCAAGTGCTTTTGCATCTGGTTTTGGTGCTTGAGGTTGTGTATTTCTTTCTTGCTGTATTTGTACACTATTTTCGTCTTCTTGTAAAGAGTCTATTTTATATTGAGGCTTTAATTGCTGGGCTTGAGACAATTTATATTGAGCTTCATTCATTTTAGACTGAGCTTCTATAATTTTCTCTGTATCTCCAGAATCATAAGCATCACGATATTCTCGTTTAGCTAAATCTAACTCTTTAGTATAAGAATCTTTTAAAGTGTTTAAATAGTCTTCTTCACCAGAAGACAATGTTGTTTTTAGTTTTTTATTTTCTGCAATGATTCGTTGAGCCATAGCCACAGCTTCTTGTCTTTCTCGGTCAGCTGCTTCTTTAGCTCGGCGTTCATCATGCCAAACTTTTTTTAGTTGAGATAAGCGTTGTTTAACTCTTTCAGAATAATCATCGAGAGTATCCGCTTCTAATTCTTCTTTTATATTTTCTGGTAGTGGGTCTCGATCTCGATCTTCAGGAGGAGTGTCGTCTTCCTCTTCAATTTCAAAATCAAGTTCTTCTTGTTTAGGCTTAGACTCTTTTTTAGACTCTTCTTTTTTAGACTCGGCGGCTTCTTCGTAGTCTTCCTTATCTTCTTTGGATTCTAAATCTACTTCCGTAGTTTCTTCTTCATCCTTAAGTTCTTCAGGTATTTCATTAATTATTTCAGCCATACTTTACTCCTTATGCGCGTTCATATCCACGTGGGTCATCGACCACCGCTTCTACTGTATCGTCGTTAATAATGCGAAACTCTTTACCATGTATCTTGATTCGAGTTCCAGAATATGCCCTAGTAATAACGAAGTCACCTTCTTTACACCAGGGTCCTGTAGGAAATCTGTCTTTGTCTTGATAAGCCATATCTCCTAATTTAATAACAAATAAAACTACAGTTGAATGTTCTTCAATATGCTTTGTTTTATCTGCTTTAATTAGCCCACTCTCATACTTTTCATTTACATTAGGTACAGCACATAAAATGCGATACCCTTTGACTTCAGGTAATTGAGTTATTTTTTGTTCTTGTTTTTTTTCTTCAGCTTTAACTGCTTTGCCTTTGAAGTCCACTATTGTTTTATTAGGAGTTATGATTTCAGTCATCGTCATCCTCCTGTAATTTTGCTATATCGGAAATTAATCCTTGTGCAATGTCAAAGCCACGGATAATGCCACAGCCATGCATGTATTGTGCATGTTCTTCAGCTCTTCCCATAACTAGATCATCACTAATGCGTTGCCTTTCCTCACCAAGCTTTTCAGCGAGGAGTTTTAACGTTTGATCCATTTACTATTCCTTTCTTTTATTTGCCTCGAATTGTTTATCTTGTTGCACGACATTCACACCAATCTTAGCGCCTTCCATCAGCTCTTTAGATTTGATTTGTTTGTCCTGTGTTATTGCATCAGCTCCGAGTTTCGCTCCTGCAATTCTTTCTTGTGAATCTATTCTAAGTTTTTCAAGTTCAAGTCTAGCTTGTTCTAATTGAGTATCAGCTTGCATCTTCTGAGCTTTGGCTTGAGCTTCCATTTCTTTAATTGCTAGTTCACGTTGTTGTATTTGTGTAAGTGGGTCTTGTGCAACTTGCGCTGCTTGTTTTTGTGCTACTTCAGTTTGATTTTTCTGTAGTAGTTGTAATGCTGCACGAGAAGCTAGTCGTGATACTTCTAGTTCTACATCCTCTGGAAGAACTTCGTTTGGTTTAGGTAGTGGTACACCTAGTTGTTCTTCAACTTCTTTTCTATATAAGAAAGCTAAATGTTCTGCGACGTGAGCGTCGAGTGCTGCTTGGACTTCTCCTGCTTTCGGGCTTTGTCCAACAAGTTGTCTAATTTTAGGATCATCTGCAAAAGCTAAATGAACATCAATGTGTGCTTGGTGATCTTGATATGAAAAAGCTTTTACAGGTTTAAGATTAATAATGTTCATATTTTCAGATACAGGATCAGCAGGTTTCATATCATCTTTACTAGGTATTAGCTTATCTGCATTTTTAACGCCAAGAATATCTAACATTTGTTTATTAAGTTCTACCATGTCATAAATATCTGGATTAGCTTGAGCTAATTGCATAACCGCTTGATACTGAACAACTTTCTGAGACATTGTAGCAGCATTGGGGTCTGACACAGGGATAACTTCAACTGTATCGTAGTCTGATTTTTTAACATATTCAGTGCCATCTGTAGGCTCATATGAATACTCATCATCAGTGTAATCACGAATAATATTTTTTAAGAGTTTAAACTCTTGCTTCATTGCATAGTGAATACGAGCTTGTACAGCTGACATCACTTTAAGAGTTCGCTCTAAGATAGCTAGCGTAGTTCCAACAGGTGCGTTGGCTGACATATCAGATACTTTTAAGTCTGCTGCTGATGCAAAACGTCTTCCTTCTTCTACAATTTGATTCATCAATTGATTAAGAACTTGGCTTGGTTCTTTATATGGAAGAGGTAAAATATTATCTCTAATAGTGCCAGACGGTACATCAACATCACGGAACTCAGCAGGAGAGATTGGTGTTTCATCTCCTCTAATTCTAAGTCCTCTTGATTTAAATCCACCTGGTAAGTTGGCTAGTGTACCTGCATCAACTAACTGACGAAGAATCATTGTGCCTGATTTAGCAAAAGCTCCGATTAAATGAATTAAACCGAAACAATAAAAGCCAAATCCTGGAACATATCCATAGTGAACAAAGTGCTGACGTTTTTGTTTAGTGTCATCATCAGGGTTCCAGTTACGCCGTATAGCTAAAATTTCTTGTGTTGATCTCTCAATAGTAACGACGTATGGTAACGCAATGCCTGTAGGTTTTCCGTCTTGTTCATCTTCATAACCTTCTAAGTCAAGGTCTACATGCATTTCTAAAACTTTAAATCGATTATCAGTGGTAGCATTGAATCCCATCTTCTCTGCAATTTTCTTTTCTACTTCTTCTAAGTCATGAGATGGTTCGCCTAAATCTACATCACGATAAAATCCTGCAACTTGTAGTTTGCGTAGTTCATTACCTGTCTTACGCATGACGTGTGTGACTCGTTCAGCTGATTCTAAATCGGAAGCTCCATAAGGTACAACAATATCTTCAGCGGGAACGAAGATAGCGACTTGTCGTTCTAAACTCGGATCATAATAAACCTTTTTGAAAGCATTACCAGCGAGCCCTAAACCCCATAACATACGTTCATGTTCGGGTCTATACTCCGGCATCTTCTCAGTGAGTTGATAGTTCATATCCTCTTTAACACGATCAGCCGCTTCTTCTTTAGCTTTAGTTAACTTTCCTATGATTTGTGTTTTCACGGGTCCTGACGCTGGGAACGTCTCCGTCATTGTTTCAGCTTGGAACTTCACTAAAGTTTCGGTCATGAGAGGGTGGAAAACATTACATGCACCTTCCCACGGTTCTGATCTGTCTTCGAGTTTTAACCCGAGTAATTCTAATCCATCAACATAAGTATCTAACCAATCACGACGAGCTGATAAATCTCCTTCGTAATCTTCTAATAATTCACTTGCTAAATTATGTAAATGCTCTTCATCTATTTCTTCTGCGAGGTTGGCATTAAATTCGTCACTAGCCATAGCATCGGGATCAATCTCAATCTCCATTCCGCCAGCTTTAATTCGTACCTCTTCTGGGTCTTCGATTTCAATCTCAAGATCAGGCTCAACATTAGCCATCTCTTTCATCATGTCATCAATGCCTCTTGGTGCTTGTGAGATTCCCTTATCTATATCATTCGCTGCCATAGTTAGTTCCTAAATAATTTTTTTACTTGTAGTTCTAATAAATTTAATATAATTAATAAAATTAAATGAGTAATGTTTAGTAGTCGCCAAGCCCACCAAATAAGTTTCCATAATATGTTTGCAAAATTATACAGCATATAATCGCTTGTGACCGTGTCCTCTAAACACAGGGATCTCATCTTCTTCATCACTTGGTAACCTTATAAACCCACCTTGCCTAAAACGTAACAAAGCAAGAGTTGTTGCATCAACTAAGTCATCGTTTGCACCACTAGGAAAGTCATTACATTCCTCAACAACTTCTTCTGCCCAACGTCGATCAGGAGCCCAAACAATACCTGAACTAAATAAATCAGAGATTGCATTGACTCGACTAATCTTATCTTGTCCTTTACCTGGAGTAAACTCCCCTACAGGTATACCCATCCGTCTAAACTCTTGATAGAGTGCAGCACCATTTGATTTTTTCTCTACAATAAACGAGTCAGGCTCCCAATCTCGGTATTCTTCAATACACATTTCCTTTAATTCAGGGAATTCTAACCGTTTTTTAATTGCATTTAGCAATATTATATTATAATTATTAGTTTCTTCGTTAAAAAACACGCCCCAAGTCGTTAATGCATTATAATCTGCCCGAGTATTAGCTTCTTGCGCCGCATCTAGCGTCATTATGATGAATTCACAGGCAGGTGGGTTCTCTTCTTCCCATATATTCCACCATTCTCTCTTAATTAATGCACCTTCTTCGGATACTGGGTTTTGCATGTACTGTGCGTTCCAATATCGAACATCTAAAGCTGCACGTCTAGCTCTTAATTCTTCTAAACTCCAAAATTCAGGCCATAATGAGACTTCTTCACCATTTTTATCTTCTAAAATAGCAGGAAATTCAACAACTTCCCATTCATCTACCTCATCATTCTTAACCATTTGGTTCACAATCTGTCCTGTCAGGTCTAATTTAGACCATCTTGTCATAACGACAATAATCGCTCCTCCGGGCATAAGCCGTTGTAAGGGACCTGATTGAAACCATTCCCATGCTGGTAAGAATACATCTGGCTTTCCAAGTTTTGCATCTTGTTCTGAGTGAGGGTCGTCGATGATAAAGAGGTCAGCCCCGCGTCCAGCAAGAGCGCCACCAACACCAATGGCAAAATACTCACCATTAAAATTAGTACCCCATCTCGAAGCCGATTTAGAGTCTGCTTGCAACTCAACATTTGGAAACACATCTTTGTACGAATCACTACCCACGAGGTTACGGACTCGACGACCAAAGTTAACCGCAAGGTCTGCAGTGTGAGATGCCATAATAACCTTTTTAGTCGGGTGTTTACCCAAGAACCATGCTGGAGCCAGATAGGAGATAAGTTCGCTCTTACCGTGTCGAGGTGCAATGTTGACAATAATCCTTTTCTTTTTGCCCATAGCAATGTCTTCAAAGAGTTGAGCCAGTCGCCGATGATGTTCTCCTATAATATAGTTAGGGTAAACATGAGAGATAAAGTCTAAAAACCTTTTAGACCCTCTATCCTTAGTTAATTGCTTTTTATACTCTGTTAATAGCTGTAATTTCTCACGCCTTTCTGTTTCAGACATGTGAGGAATTGCTTTTTTCAACGAATCTAGTTCTTTTTTACTAATCATCGTCGTTTTCTATTACTTCACCTTCAATAACACGACCTTTTAGCTCCTCAATAGTCTTTTTTAGCTCTTCTTCAAGCTCTTTACCTGATTTATTAATGTGTGTAATTTCTGTTTTTTTCTTGAATGCATCCACACCATCCACTTCGCCTAACGTCTTTAATGCAGATATGCGGTCTCGTGCTGTCTTCCCTGTCTCTGCTTCTTGTAATAATCTGTTCACAATGTGTAATTTAAAGTCTGCTAGCTCTTCTACAATCATACAATTTGTTTGAGACACCATACCCGCTAAGTACGCCATTGTCTCATTTGGATATTTTGCGTAGTCTACTTTTAAACTCGGGTCTTTCATCATCTTCTTTGCCATCTCTTCGGCTTCTTGCATTTGCTCAGCGTCTGGCGTAATGTCATCCCCGGTAATATCTGATAAAGCTTTGATTGTCTTTGCTCGAACTTGAACTTCCTCTTCCATTTTTAAATCATGCATCGCTTCTTTTTGCGACTTAGGTATAGGAATATCAGACTCCACTGTTGGAAACAAAAAGTCGTCTAACGCATCTTGTGTTATTGAGTTCTTTGACATGTGTTGCTGTTTACACCTTTTGATTTGCAGCTAATAAAACGAATTGTAACATAATAATTCAAAAAGAGTATAATGGTAAAATGTTTGAGTGGGTTTTATATTTGTATTTAGATAATGATCGACAGTACATAGGTAACTTCGCTAGCTGTGCCCACGCCAATCAATATTTTCAAGAATGCGTACAAGGCGAATTTAAACAATGGTCAACCGCTTGTATTCACCAAAACTATTTATATTTACCAGAAGGTTTTATTCCTAAACATCCAAAGACATGTCTATAGAGTGGAAAGATACAGAGTTTGGTCCAATCAACCTATGGTCTTTAGGTAGGTCTCGTTCATGACCCTACTCACTGATGAAAACCTTAAACTCTTATATAAGATCTTTGTCAAAATGCCTCCGTTTAATAAACTGAATATGCCTCATGCTCATCAGATTAAACTTAAAGTCACCCGTCGCAAAGATATTATGGGTGAGTTTGCCCCAGAAGAAAATACGATTTATATAAGTAGCACTAAGAATGGTCACTTCGATACCATATGCAAAACCCTACTGCACGAGATGGCTCACTTAGCTGTGTATAAGGAAAAAGATGAAGACTACGACAGCCATGACAACAAACGTTTTAAAGTCATCATTAAACATATTGCCTCCTTGTATGGGTTTGACCCTAAAGAGTTATAAGTAAGTATAGCCAGATCACATAGAACGTCAAGCTCAAACCGAGCGCCACAATCTCATCTAAGTATTTAAATATAAATTTCATACGCCAACTATACGCTTTGCAAAATATTTTTCAGAAATAGGAATCATTCAAGGTACCATCAAGGGGGTACTTTACATATAGAGGGGGGTGGGGGTCTAGTATTCCAGATTTTGTCTGGTCATTTGTGTAAGTCTTAGTGTATATACAAAAATAAAATTATTACATTATTACGCGGTGGGTCGGGGGTGGGTCGGGCCTGGCAATCAAGATTTTCTGGGTCTGGGTCTGGGATTTAACATAACGTTCGGACCCAGCTTCTCTGCCTGGTGAACATTAGTAAAATAATAGTTGACTTATTAATAAAAGTATGAGAAGATATTTATATGGATGGGGGAGATAGATCCACAGGGTGTTGCAAATAAGCAACAAAGTTAACATCTCAAAGGGAGATAAACATGGAAAAGAAATTTAACCTAACAGTTGGTAAGTCAACAGCTAACGGACTTGCAAAAGTCTTAGCTGTGATGGAGCAAGAACATGGTGATGGTGTTGTTCTTGGTCAGCTGTACGATGACGCTTCCAAGTTCGTAACTTGGAGGTTTGATGTGAGTGATCACACTCACACTTGGTCGGGCAATTACTTCATGGAGGATCCGGCTGATCCGGATGCTTGCTGGGAGTCTGCCCGAGCAGACTTTCTCGAGCGGATCGAGAGGTACCTGTAAGGAGTGGGGCGAAAGCCCCCCCTTCTTTTTTAATCAAAGGGAGATTGAAATGGAAAATCCAATTAAGAAAGCAGAAATGTTTGTAGTACCAGAAAGCCGTGATCATCTTCACGCGTTGATTAACTCAACAACCAATCCACTTACAGCATGTGCTTGGACTGTGAATTACTGTAGTAAGCTGGTGGATGAAATGATCGAGGAGGCAAACAATGGAAAATAAGACTTGTTGTTTGTGCGACAAAACTTTTGAAGGCTGGGGAAACAATCCTTGGCCTTTGAAAACAACGGATGAACAGTGCTGTGACGAGTGTAACAAGAAAGTCGTTGCGGCGCGTTTAGAATTTTATTTTAGTAGTCACGACGGAGGACCAGACAATGGACAAGACAACACATTATGATCATAAAAAATATATCCAGGCCAACGCGGTGGGAATTGCTGAGGGTTACATTGAATGTGACAATGAAGCTGACTATCTTGAGGCGTGGCAATACCTAGTTGATACCGGGCTGGCTTGGAAACTTCAAGGCTGGTTTGGTAGAACAGCGAAACAGCTCATCCATGAAGGCTACATCCATCCGTAGTCTTTACTCCCTAGGGACCCGCAAGGGTCCCTTCTTTTTTTTAGGAGAATATTATGATTGAATTTGATACAGTAAAAATGAAGTTCACAGTAGAAGTAGAAGTATGAGTCACAGTAACTGGTATCAAAGTATATCGATTAATTACATTATTAAGAAAATTTTTATATTGTCTTGGCACTTGACATATAAGGGTTAAAGCGTAAAATAAATATGTAAACTTTTTATAAACCACAAAAGGGAGTTATTATGAAAACAATAGAAAATCCAATCTCAGCTGAAAGACCTATCCCAGCAATCTTCGAAGGGATAAGGTTTGGTGATGAGCCCGAAGTTGTAACTAATCCAATCATGGGAGGATCTTGCGAATTACCTCCAGACGCAGTTGCAATGTATGACTGCATCATTGGTGCTGAGTACACCAAGCAATGGGAGCATGTTCGGGCTGGGCTGGCTTGGTTCCGAGAGTATTTTCCAAAAGAGTACATGGTTCTTTTGGATTGAATCAGGGGAGCTCCAGCTCCCTTTTTTCATGGGCGTAACTGGTTTCAAAGTATATCGATTAACTCATTATTTAAGAAAATTTTTTACTTGATCATTTACTTAGATAATGTAAAATAAATATGTAAACTTTAAAAGGGGGATTTTATGAAATTTTATTTTGAAGTAGGTGAAGATACCTTTGAGATTCAAGCACCAGACGTTGGAAAAGCGATGGAGTATATGAATCGAACTGTTATGGATAAACAATATTCAGAATATGGTGGTTGGTCGTGGCACCAAGGTAAAGATAAGAAACATTGGTACGCTCAACAATGCAGTTGGTTTAACTAACCATCGGCTCCCTTTTTTCATGGGCGTAACTGGTTT